ACCCCTCAGATCAACTTTATTATCTGGAAAATGCGGCAGCTTTTGGTTTGTTTCTCCATCCCATTTAAAATAATAATGGCAACCCTTGCTTGTTAAAACTTCATAGGGTGTTTGGTGGTGTTTCCTAACCCATTTAACAGCCTTTTCATCGTCTGCATCGATCACAGTTAAACCTGAAAGCTTTCCTGTGACTATGCCAAAATTGCAATTATATTTTTTTGACCATTCAGCAACTTTTTCAGTTGATGCTTTTTCATATCTGTATTTATCCCACTCAAAAAGCGGACGTTTGCCCTGTAATGGAATTAAACTTAATCCCATCTCGCAAAGCTCTAAAGCCTTCTCCATTCTTTCTATTTCCTTCATAAATTTTTCTTTAATATAATAAAGTAACCAAACTTAAAAAAGTTTCCTCATCCATTGTATATAAAGGTTGATCTCTATCTTTCATAGACACTACTAAAATAGGCCTATCATCCCTAGCGGCTAACGCTTGCTTAAAGGCTCCTTGGATGTTAGGCCGTGCGCCTTTCTTACATTCCACCCAAAAAGCAGTACCTTCAACATCTGCCCCATTGCCAGAGCTTTGATATTGACCCACTCCACGCCTAGCCTCTGGCCAAATCTCTTTTAATACTTTGGCAATCCGTCTTTCAAATTCAGCCCCTTTATCTCTGCTTCGTTTGCCACTCATCGCCAGCCTCATATTTTACGCATAAAAAGAATTTTAAATTGCAATTGTTTTCTGAATCATATGTTAAACAGGCTTGTTTTTTCCCTTCACAATCAGCCTCACCGCATGATATAAATAAAACAGTCATTAGAATAATTAGTATGTTATGCATCCCGAATAAAGCCCCTTTTCAGGGGCTTCCCTCCATTATTTAGTTATTACATTCATCAATTAGTTTTCTTGCTATATCAACACTAATTTTAATAGCTTTTTCCTGATCCAGCTCACTATATA